AGCAAGTCAGAATAATCTAACCTTACACCTTACTTTTACTCTTAAAAATTCATCCGATAACCAAGAGCTCGCCTTAATTACTATTAAGTAGCGATTAAATCGACCAATCTTCAATAATTAATTTAGGCACTCGCATAAATTCTTTTGTATTGTTTGTAATTAAAGTACAGTTAAGTGATAAAGCATGTCCTGCTATAGCGGTGTCATTATTTCCAATAACAATACCGTTTTTAGCAAGATATGCTTTAATTTTAATGGTTTCATCTACTGCCTCTTTATCCCAAGAGACAACTTCATTTAACCTAAAAACAAATTCATCAATTAGTTGTTTATGTTTGGGTGAGGCTTTTTTGCCTATTTGTCCATATCTCATTTCAGCATAAGTAATAGCAGATATAACAATATGGCTTTTGTTATTCACCTCTTTAGCAAGTTTTTCGAGCAATAATATTGGTTGCTCGCGCATGATAAATGAACATATACAAGTATCTAGCATATATATTTTCATAATATGAAATTATCACTTTCAAAAGCTATAACATTTTTTCGGTCTTGTAGAAAATCACTATCTGCTTTAGGCAAGTCATTAAATGTAGTCCAACTTGGACGAAGTGGACGCAAAATCACAATATCGCCTTTACGTATTATTTCTAGCCTATCAACTCCTTGATAAGCCATATCTTTAGGCAATCTAATAGCTTGATTGTTTTTATTTTTAAATAAACTTACAGTACGCATAATTGAATTAATTTAGTATTAAAAATACATACTCTAGCATACGCTTTTTAATCTTTGAAAAAAGCGTATTTGGAATAATCTACTAACAAACATCTACACTATTACAAATTAAATAGAATTAAATATTTTATTTTTTATGTATTATTTAAACAATTTAATTAAATTATTTAAAAGGTATTTTTATGGCAGATTACCATCACGGCGTCCGTGTTATTGAGATTAATGAAGGTGCAATTCCGATTCGTACCGTTGCCACTGCAATTATTGGTATTGTTTGCACTGGTGATGATGCTGATAATAGTTTTTTCCCACTTAACACCCCAAAATTAATAACCAATATACATGGCGCAATGGCTTATGCTGGAGTACAAGGAACACTAAAAAGCACCTTAAACGCTATTGCTTTGCAATGCTCACCAGTAGTTGTTGTGGTACGTGTTGCCTCAAGTCCTGACGAAGGCGAACAAACTGCTAATGTGTGCGGTGAGGTAACGCAGACTGGCAAATATACAGGAATTAAAGCCTTATTAACTAGCGAGACCAGTTTAGGAGTTAAGCCACGCATTTTGGCAGTTCCAGGACTTGATAATATAACTGTGGCGAATGAATTAATTGCAACCGCCCAAAATCTGCGCGCTTTTTGTTATTTATCTGCCTGCGGCTGTGAAAATAAAGAACAAGCCGTGCAATATCGCAGTAATTTTGGTGCGCGCGAGGCGATGATTATCTTTCCTGATTTTACTGGTTTTAATACCAGCACCAAACAAAATGAGGTATTAAATGCAACAGCTTATGCTTGTGGACTGCGCGCCAAACTTGATAGCGAAATAGGCTGGCACAAAACCTTATCCAATATTCCAGTAAATGGAGTGGAAGGTTTAAGTTCTGATGTTTTTTGGGCATTGCAAAATCCTAATACCGATGCAGGTTATTTAAACGGTAAAGAGGTTACTACTTTAATCAGAAACAAAGGCTTTAGATTTTGGGGTGCACGCACTTGTGATACATCAGGCTTTTTTGCTTTTGAGAACTATACTCGTACTGCACAAATTTTAGCAGACACCATTAGCGATGCATCTTTTGCTTTTATCGATAAACCAATGAATGCCAGTCTTATTAAAAGTATTGTCGAAAGCGTGAACAACAAATTTCGTGAACTTAAAAGCGGTGGCTATATCGTAGATGCTACTTGTTGGTTTGATGCCTCTCTTAATACGCCTGATATTTTAAAAGATGGACGGTTGTTTATAGATTATGATTTTTGTCCAGTGCCAAGCCTTGAAAATTTAAATTATCAACAACGCATAACTGATCGCTATTTAATCGATTTGGCAGGCTCAGTTGCGCAAGCTTAATTATTAATCGCTAATAAGGAGATATATTAATGGCACTACCAAAACAGCTGAAATTTTTTAATATTTTTATAAATGGCGCAAGTTATGTAGGAGTTGCCGAAAGCATAACGCTACCTAAACTAAGTCGTAAATTAGAAAGCCACCGCGCCGCTGGTATGCCTGGTGCAGTAAAAATTGATTTAGGTTTTGAAGATGACGCTCTTGATTTTGAATTTACTGTTGCAGGAATTGCGCCAGAAATCACTGAATTAGTTGGTGGTTCTATTAATTCTTGTACGCTGCGTTTTGCAGGAGCTTTTCAACAAGAAGATCAAGACGAGTATTTAAAGGTCGAAATTAGTCTTACAGGTAGATTAAAAGAAGTTGATTTAGGTGAAATCAAACAAGGTGAAAAACAAACATCTAAATATCAGGTTGCTTGTACCTATTACCGTCTAGAGCTTAATAATGCAACAGTTGTTGAGATTGATTTACTTAATATGGTACACAAAACCAGCAACAAAAATCTATTAGAACAAGCACGGCAAAGTATCGGACTTTAACAATTAATTTAAACTAACCTTATAGATAATAAATAATGAATAAAAAAACAAATCTTTTAACCGAAAAACAAGAACTAAATCAAATAGAACAACAAGATCTTGGCTTAGTTACTTTGAGCAAGCCTATTATCTGCGGCGAACAAAGCTTCAACACCTTCAAACTGCGTGAAATAAAAGCTGGCGATCTGCGTGGCGTAAAAATTAGTGATTTTTTAGAATTTGATGTTGATGCTTTAGCGGTTGTAATTCCAAGAATTAGCACGCCAACTCTTACTGCTAAAGATATTTACCAATTAAATTTAAAGGATTTTAATGCACTCGGTGCAGGTGTTGCCAGTTTTTTTATCGAGAAATAAAACACATAAAAGTCGTGCCTTTATGTGTGGAGGAAGCATATGCTGATATTGCTTTGGTATTTAGCTGGTCTTTAACCGATCTTGATAATTTATCATTCAGCGATTTAATCACTTTTCAAAAGCTTGCAATTGAGCGTTTTAAAATTACCAATTAAAGCGCAGGGTATTAACTAAATGGCGACTTTAAACGCACGCATTAATATTTTGGGCAACGATAAAGCAAGTGGCGCACTTGCTAAAGTTCGTGACGAAGCCAAAAAATTAAAAGAGGCAATGACCGATTCTGAGGCAAGTATTAGCAAAAATAATCTTGCCTTACAAAACATCGAAGCTTTCAAAAAAAGTACCGCCAAGCTGTTAGAAACCAGAAGCGCAATCAGCGCAAATATTGCAACCTTTAAACAGCACCGCGAACAACTTAAAAAAAACACATCAGCAATTGATGAATTTTATGGCAAACAAAAATTAGGTGTAATTTCCGCTAAAGAAGCACGGACAGAAATAAAAAAACTTAATACCGCCAATAAACAACTTAATAAGTCATTAAACAGCTTAAATACCGACACCAAAACCTTAAAAAACAATTTATCCGTCCTGCATACTCAGCAAAAAACTTTAAAAGAAGGATTTAAAGAAGCTGGTATCGAGGTTAAAGATTTTGCACATGCTGAAAAACGATTAAACCAAGAAATTGCAAGTAGCAACACCAAACTAAAAGAACAGCAAGCAAATCTTGATAAGCTTAACAAGAGACGTGAAGCTTTTAACGCATTAAAAGACAGCAAAGCTAATGCTTACGCAAATATGGCAAAAGGTGCAATTGGTCTTTATGCAGGCATGCAAGGCGTGCGTAAAACCATGAATTTTATAGCTCCTGGCATCGATATGGATAAATCTATGAGCGACCTTGCTGCAGTGCTTAGAGAAGATAAAAACTCCCAAGCAATGGTTGAACTTGCAAAGCAAGCTATTCATTTATCGCAAACCACTAAATTTACAGGCAACGAAGTAGCACAGGCGCAATTCTTTTTAGGACGTACAGGATACAGCGCAGAACAAGTTAAAAATGCTATGCCTGGTATGTTAGCAATGGCGGCCGCTGGTGATTTAGACGTGGCAACTACTGCTGATATTGCATCTAACATTCAAACCGCAATGCGCATTCCAGCCGAAGATATGCAACATGTAGCAGATGTAATGACTGGTATGTTTACTCGTGCCAACGTTGATATTCAAATGCTCGGCGAATCGCTGAAATATAGCGCAGGTATTGGTGCAAGTTTTGGTCAGTCTTTGGAGACGGTAGTTGCTGCAACCGCTATGATGGGCAATGCTGGCATTCAAGGCTCACAAGCAGGAACAACACTGCGCCAAATTTTGGTAAGGCTAGGTGATAGCAAAGCAGTTAAAGAGCTTGGTGTAAGAACGACAGATGACAAAGGCAATATGCGCGATCTGATTGATATCATGAGCGAAATTAGCGAAGCTACTAAAAAAATGGGTAACGTTCAGCGTGGCACTTTAAATAAAAAGATTGCTGGACAAATCGGTATTACTGGTTTTGATGTATTGCTTTCTCGTTCTAAAGAGTTAAAAGAATTACGTGGTGAGCAAGGTAAATATGCAGGTGAATCGACCAAAGTTGCAAGTGTCCGTATGGATAACGTAGCTGGTGATTTAAATTTACTGGCGGCTGCTTTTTCAGCGGTGCAAGTTTCTATTTTTGGTCACAATAAAGGTATGTTGCGTGGACTTATTCAAAGTCTAACAAGTGCACTTAATATAACTAATGAATTCTTGAAAAGAAATGCGTGGCTAGGTAAGTCATTAGTTATGCTTGCTGGCGGCTTATCCTTAATAGTTGCAGGATTTGGCGCATGGAAAATAGCTTTAGGAGCAATTACCTTAGCGCTTCTACCGCTTAAAATGCTTGCTATATTTAATCCAATAGCCGCAATAATAGTGGCAGTGGGTGCCGCTCTTACGGCTATTGGTTTTTTAATTTATCAAAATTGGGATGCCTTTTCTGCTTATTTCATCAAAATAGGAAATAACATATCAGCTAAATTTAGCGGTATGTGGCAAGATGTATCTCTAGCATGGGCTAAACTTACAGAGCTAGGCAAAAATTTTCTTGTTTACCTTAGAGATGTATTTAAACCTATTGGCAACTTTATATTACAAGCTTTTAGTATTCCTATAGAAACAATAAGAATTGCTCTTACAGGGCTTATGCAAATCGCTAAAAGCCTGCATGCGATGGCTACTAGACCAGATAAAGAGTTTAAAAGTTTTACAAGCACCACTAAAGACGATCTTAAAAACATGTGGAATTACACATTTAATAAGCAAGGTATAGGAGCTGCTACGCAAAAACCAGCCATATCAAAAGGCTTAAGCGGTGCGGTTAAAACCAACAAAACCAAAAACATCAATTCTGCTCCAGTTATTAATATCACTATGAACGGTAGTACTGCTAACAATAATAATGATTATTTAGCTAATTTAATCAGCGGTAAAGTTGCAACTGTTTTAGCGCAACCACGCTTTAATGCTAGCTTGCGCGATATTGATTAATGATATATTTCTCTTCGATATCCAATATCAATAATATGAATAATGACTTCATTATCTAAAATATTAGCCAAAATGCGGTAATTGCCTACTCGATAACGCCAATCGGCAAGATTGCCCTTAATCGCTTTGCCGTATAGTCTTGGATTGGTGCAATCTACTAAATGTTTTTCTATCCATGCTAGAACTAATTTGTTTGCTGGCGATCAATTTTGTTCAATGATTTGTTAGCTAGTTTAGCAAAAAATACCTTAAAACCCATGTAAACACTTAACTTCATCAAATGGATAAATGGTTGGGTCTTGTTTGAATTCGCTCATAGCTTCATCATACATTTTGATATCCATTTCATCTTCTATTTTTTCGGATAATGCCTGTTTCAGTAAAGTTGAAATCGGTATATTTTTAAGTGCGCAATAATCCGAGAATAATTGTTGTTCTTGTGCGTTAAATCTAACACTAACCGTTGCCATAATTATCTCCTTATTGATGAAGTAATACATTGTCAATACAGTTTAATAAAAATATATTTGTTAAACTGTATTGACAAAAGTATGCACAAACAACTAAGCTGGTCAAATGAAAATAACAGGTATTGAGTGGGATAGTGGAAATTGGCCAAAATGTAATAATCATGGCGTATCTAAATGCGAAATTGAATATGTTTTAAAACATACAACATTTCGTATACCTGATCCAAATCCTAATGAAATACGTTTTAGAACAGCATTAAAAGCACTAACTGGAAGGTATATCTTTGTTGTATATACACATAGACAATACACCAACAGTATTTATCTGCGTCCTATTAGCGCAAGATATATGCATCAAGAGGAAATCGATTATTATGAACAAATCAAAAAAAGCTTGGCCAACGCTAACAACAGATGAAGAAACTGAAAATTTCATTAATACAGCCAATTTAACTGAATATGATTGGAGTACAGCTGAACCAGCACATTATGAATTTGAAGACAAAACAGAACGCATAACATTAAGAATTTCTAAAAGACAATTAGAAAATATTAAAAATATCGCCGCAAAACGTGGGATTAAATATCAACGTTTTATGCGAGAAATTATGGAAAAAGGCATACAACAAATTTAATTAATCTAAGTTAAATTATTTATTTTGTTTGAATATGTTTTAATCTTTAAAATAAATTAAATGTTTAATTAGAGGTTAAATAATGTTAATGATTTATGGCTTGTTTGTGTTTGAGCTTAAAACTATAAGCTACCAGTCTTTTGATGAAAGTAATGCAAGGTTCAATAGTCGCGATGCTTTGCAGTTTACAGGTATTGAAAGCGAAACCATAAGTTTAAACGGTACGCTATATCCAGAAATAACAGGCGGACGTATATCACTTGAATTATTCCGCCGTCAAGCAGACTTAGGAGCAGGACTGCCACTTATCAATGGCTCTGGTTTATTGCTTGGTTTTTATGTTGTTGAAACACTACAGTCTACTAAAAGTGAATTTTTTAAAGATGGTGCAGCGCGTAAAATAGAATTTACAGTTAGCTTAAAAAAAACCGATCCACCACAAATACTTACAACAGGTAAATTTTCCAAACTATCAAAATTATTAAAACTATTATAATTATTTATGAAATTAAACAATGTTTTAAATAAAGCAAAACAATTTAAATCAAACAATTTAAATAAATTTTTATATTCAAATAATGAAATTATTTTAAATATTTTTTTAGATAAAAAAGATTTAACAGCTAAGCTTGAAAACAATTTAATTAGTTTAGAGGTTATTGATAATTTAGCTTTTGAGGCCGATACCTTAAGTCTTAAATTACATGACGATGGTATAAAATTACCTAAAAAAGGCGTCACGCTTAATGTAACTTTAGGTTTTAAGAATGATAATACCTACTTTAATGGTGCGTTTATTGTTGATGAATTAAGTTTAAGCGGCGCTCCTGACGTGCTAGAAATTAAAGCTTCGAGTGCCAATCTGCGCACTTCAATGAATATAAGACGCAACTGTTCTTTTGATAATATAACACTTGAGCAATTAGTCGCACAAATCTGTATGCGCCACAATCTGCAATATAATATAAACTCTGCGCTTGCGCTTGAGCATATTGCTCATATTGACCAAACAGAAGAATCTGACGTTTCTTTTTTAATTAGGCTTTTAGAAGATTTTGGTGCATGTCTTGCGCTTAAAGATAATAAGCTTTTAATTTTTAATCAAGGTGCGCCTTTAACGATTAACGGCAAAATTATTCCTCCATCTATTATTAAGCGTGAAGACGGTCTTAATTTTAGTTTTAATGTGTTTGATCGAGGTAATTACACTGGATGTAAGGCATTTTTTTTAGATTATGATAAAAAAATAAATGATGGTAAAAATTATATAATTGTAGGTACAACTGAAAACATTAAAACCTTAAACCATACCTACAAAAATATTAATAATGCAAGGCGCGCCGCAACTGCTAAATTAATTGCTTTGCAACGTGCGGCGTGTTCTTTTTCGATAACTTTAGCTTGCGCAAGACCTGATTTAATTCCTGGTACTACGTGCCGTGTAAATGGTTTTAAACGTGATATTGACTTTGATAATTGGCAGATTGTGCGCGTGGCTCATAGCGTAAGCAAACAAAATGGTTTTATTACCACAGTAGAACTGGAACGCAAGCTTATATGATTAATTGATGTGCACTGCAATTATAAGCCTTAGCTAATCTTTCCAGTGTTGCGTTATGTGGTTTTTGTGTTTTTTCAGCTTGGGCAATTTGTGGTTGGCTCATACCTGTAATTTTAGCTACATCTTGTTGTGTAAGACCTCTAAAAATTCGCCAAGCTGTTAATAATGAAACATCTTTTTTATTCATAATTTTAATTATTTCATGCGGTATTTTGCTTGCATTATGCGATGGTTCAATGCAAATATCCGCACATAATAAATCATCAATTTCATCATATTTATTTGCTAAATCATTAAGTAACTTCATTGAAATAACTGCAAATTTAGCCTTACCTTTGTCATCGCAAATATACTTAAATACTCATTACAACAACTTAATGCTTGTGTTGTAAATCATTAACCATTGCTAATCGTAAAATTTTATTAAGTCGTGCTTGATAACCTTTACCATAACTTTTTAACCATTCTAAAACATCGACGTCAATTCTGGTACTGATAACTTCTTTTTTAATTTTGAAAAATGGATTAGATATTGCATTTTTCCATTTTTCTTCGTCAATAGGTGGTATATCAGAAAAATCAATTTCGCTATCAGGCATTTTAGATAAATTATTTAATCTATCTTGTTGTTCTTGAGTTAATGGTGGCGGATTATGTATATCAAATTTGTAAGTAATTTCGTTCATAAATTCTCCTTTCGTTTGTTTCGGCTTTGCGAGCTGACATAATCCTAATGATTTCAGTATTAGTAATATCATTTAATACAGTATGTACAACAAACAATATTAGGTTATTATTTACTCTTCCTATGGTTTCCCAACGTTGCTCACCATTTCTAAAACCATTATTTAACGTTATTGCGTTTGGATCAGAAAATACTAATATTGCTTCTTTAAAATCTATCTTGTGTTTTTTGACATTAAGCTTATTTTTGGCTTCATCCCATCTAAATTCATATATCATATTGAAGTATTGTAAATATATATTATATATATTATATATATTGCAAATATAAGAAATATAAGTAATGTCACACTCAACAAAGGAAAGTAATTATTGTGGAGTTAAAGTTGTGCCGTATCCTGGTAAGGCGTGGGTATGAGTTGTTAGATTAACGCCGTTATTTTGCAATACACCATTAATACTAATATTGCCGTTAATAACCGAAGGTGCGCCACCTCCTAAACCTGCAAGACTAGCAAACGATAAAACACCACTACAAGCAACAAGTGGCGCATTAAGTTTGATGTTGCTAGCGTTAAAAGTAATATCGCTACTGGTTACCGTAATTTGTGGGCTATCTATAGAAGTTTGCATGGCAGTAATATCTGCTTGTTCGGTCGTAAGTTTTGCACTTTTGGTAGTTATATTTATAGCATCGCTACTATTAATGTCAGTTGTGGTGCAAGTAATATTAATAGCACTACTGGCATTAATAATTACATTTTTAATGTTATCAATGGTTAAAGTGGAATTTGCAGGATTGTAATTAAAGCTTGCACCATCAGGAAAAACTGCATGACAGTCGTTTTTATTGGATGGTGCTTTGTTCAAATTTGAATAAATAGCAGGCAGTACACAACCAAGCTCTAAATTACCATTGGGGCTTAAAATGAAAACTTGCTCACCAACTGTTGGTCTCCACCAAGTTTTAGCACTACCTGCACGTGTTGTAAACCAAGGCAGTGGCGCAGTAATAATATCTCCAGTTTTTACTCGTACCCGATCATTTTCTACACTGTTAATAATTCCGCTTCTAATTAAATTATTAATTAATCGTTGTAGATTAACAATTATAGAGGGATGATAATCATTCATGATTTATTTAAAATGTTTTATTAGAAAATAAATGTTTAAAATATTTTAATTGTTTGACTTGCATTAGCTTAGTTAAAAATAATTGCCTTAATATCGCCTATTTAACACTATTAAAACAAGATAGATATGTAAATATACTGTTAAGCATTTATCATGCCTTAAATTGGCTAAAAATCGCTAATTTACAAATTACGTGTTAAATGCTTAATTTTTTGCTTGTTTTTAATGATTGGTTTTCTTACTTATTCGTTTAAGTTTGATGGCATTTCTGTCCAAGTAATATCAGGAGCATTTTCAGGTTTAATGCGTCTGATGTCACTTCTAAATCCTCGCCACAATTTAAGGTTGGCTTTTTCGGCATCTGTTGCTCTTTCCGTTTCTACTAAATCCATTAAATCTTCAATTACATGTTCGGCTTGATCTAGCAATGTTTGTTTTTTGGTTTGAGCTTCTCTAACTAAAAATTCTTGTTGTTTTTGCGCACTAAAAATCCATTTTTTACCATCAAACTCATCAAACTCAGAGCTTGGCGCATGCAAAGTAAAGCCTTCTTTAATATTACCAATATAATCAACTGTTTGGGTGCGTTGGTCCTGAACGTCATAAACATCTTGTCCTCTAAAATCTGGTAAATATTCCCAACCGTTCTCACTTCTAACAATGGCGCATTCATTATTAGGAGGATTTGGTTTATCCAAATAGCTATCAAGTGGAATACCAACTCCTACGCTTCTAAATTCATATGTTGCGCCTGTATATTCGCGCGAAATATGATCGCATTTGTAAACCAAGACAAAACCTTCCTCCGCACAAAAACCATTTTCATCAAACGTTGCCATAATTGGTTCAAGCTGATATTTAGTTTTAAGCGGTGCACTTATTAAATTATCAGATGCTAATTGTTCATTTTGCTCATTAGATTTTTTATTATTTTTTGCCATTATTGAAAAGCTCCTTTAAATTATTAAAATCAGTAAGAAAATCAACCATAAATTAACACGCTCTAACAATATACAAAAAAGCTATATTACGTGGGCGTGTTTCTGTGCCAACTCTTTGCGCATCATCGAGCTCTCCGCCCCAACTGGTAAGTGCGAATTTATCGTATTTCAATACGCCTCCCATCTTAAAGCCTCGATCATACCCCCATACATCAATTTCTCCCCAACGCCAACCACCGCCACCGTCGCCCCACATAGGAATACCGCCATGAATATGGCGATGGTGTTCTAATTGATAGCGTTGCCAGCTAAGAGGCGCACGACCTGGATCAACGCCTCGCCCGTAATCTGCGCCCCTGATAAATTCACCGCGCAAATCAGGCAATCTGCCGTGCGGATAAGCTTTGGCAAGTAAAAAAAATCTATTAACATCAAAACTTGAACCATCACATATAAGCCATGAACCTTCAGGTAAAGTATAAGAAGGCCACGGTAGCGGAACGCCAACTGGCATAAAAAAATTTAAATTATATGGATTTAATAATGGTTGCCAGCTCGACCAAGTATTATTCGCAAATGGCATAAAATGACGCAACCAAAATACATGGTTGCAATCAGTAATAAATATTTGAGTTATACGTCCATTACCGCCATCTTTAACTTCAATTGTACCGTTATATCTTTCTTGCGGATAATTGTTAGCTAACGTTGCATAATCTAAATTTGTTTGGTAATAAAAACCAGGTGCTGTCAAATCATTTAAATTAATATTACCAAGTGAAGCATCTTGATAATACACAGTTTGATTTTTTAGCTTATTAAGCGCATTAGTACTTGCCGCAACATCGGTTTGATTGTTATTTAAATCAGAGCTGATCTTTACCATTCCTTGCGTGTTTTCACTAGCACTTGGATGGTTGGTGCTTGCTTCGTGTTCTAAAATAGCACTGGTTAGACTTCTATTTATAGCAACTTGACTTATTGCTTCTATTTTTAACGCAACTTGTGCAGTATTTTCTACCGCTACAATCATATTAATTACTAGTGCTTTTGTTGCACCTTCATCAATATTAGATTTATATGTGGGCGGTACTGAACCAATCGCTACTAAATCACCGCCTTGCTCATACAAACCAAGCTCTCTGATATAAAAACCACCTACATCAGGCGGTAATATAAGCTCGCAAAACACTTGAGCACTATCTTCTTTATTTAAATAAACTGCATTAAGCGGCGCACGATACTTTTCATTAATGAGCTTAGTTGCACTTGGCATAGGCTTAACCACACTACCTGCGCCATCACCAACGGCTAAATGGCTAAATACTAATTGGCTTTTGTTAGCTGCTGCCTCTGCTAAAAGCTGAATTCCTTTAGTGGTTAAAACGGTGTAATAAACTAATTCGCTCATATGTAAATTTAATATTTTAATTGATATAGTTATTTTAATTGTTTTATTGGTTATAAATCATTAATTATTAATTAAATATTTTAAATTAACTAGTTAGATGGGTATATATCGATAGTTGTTGGTGAGCAATCTGCACCTAAACATAAAAAAGATGTTATTCGATTATTTATGTTAGTGCATGGTTTAGGATAAACCGTGATTGTTTCGCTTGAAGCTACCGCACAAGCGGTGTTTATCGTGCCATAAATTGCCAAAATAATATTTAAAGCACTTAAATGACGTGATACAGGACGCACTTCGTCAATTAAGCGAATGATTTCGTTATAAGAATTTTCATCCATACCTTGGTAAGATAAGGCAAACCTTACGCTAAAAGTACCAGGAACGCCATTTTGTTCGTTAAACCATTCTTTAATTTCCAGCACTTTACCAAATGGAGCTAAGGCATCTATTAGTGCTTTGCGCGTGCCTCTAATTTGAAAATTAGCAAAACTGCCAGCTAAAACCTTACGTTTAGTAGTTTCATTCCAATCGCTATTAAAATAAGGATTGCCGTATTGCAAGGCTAAAGCTTGCAAAAAATTCTTATGACAATTTAAAGGTTGCCATAACTCGGCAATATCAATTTTTAAGTCAATATTTAAAGCTTTTTCTAATTTGCGCTCTAAATCACTGGCATTAGTTGGTAATAAACTATTACGTTCTTTCATTCTTTTAATTATAAATAAAATGTTTTAATTATTAATAATTAATTTAATTGTTAATTGTTTATTATTTGTTTTATTTAAAAACATTATTTTTAATATATGAAAACCTTAAATTTAAATGATTTACCTGCTAGCAACATAATTGAAGAGCTTGATTATGAATATTTATTAAATGAGCGCAAAAACAAATTATTAAGCTTATATCCACAAAAACAAAGAGAACAACTCAAAGCAAGGCTTGAGTTAGAATCAGATCCTATTGTTAAGTTATTACAAGAAACGGCATATCGTGAGCTTAATCTGCGCGCAAAAATTAATTACAGTGCAAAAGCATGTATGATTGCTTATGCAACTGGTGGCGACCTTGATAATTTAGTAGCTAATTTTGCTATCAAAAGACTTTTAGTTGCACCTGCTAATTTAGAAACAAGCCCACCTATTCCTGCTATTTATGAAGATGATGAGGCTCTGCGGACACGTGCCTTAATGGCTTTTCATGGATTAAGTACAGCTGGACCTAAAACAGCATATGAATTTTATGCCAAAAGCGCACATGGAGCGGTATCGGACGTAAAAGCCTTATCACCTGCTCCTGCTATGGTGGATCTTGTGGTGTTATCTAAAAATAACTATGGCGTGCCGAGTGCGAATATGCTAACAACCATTGAAAACTCTTTAAATAATGAAAATATACGCCCTATTGGTGATCGCATTAATGTTATGCCGTGTAACGTTATACGCTATCAAATTAAAGCTAAAATATTTATTAGCCAAAACAAAAATATAATTGCTAAACAAGGGCAAGAGAATTTAACCAGCCTTGCCAGTCGTTATTTTAAGATAGGTCTAAGCCTACCATTATCTGCAATCTATGCCGCACTACATATTAAAGATGTTACAAAAGTTGAAATCTTAACTCCTACAACTGATTTAAGCGTTACCGATTATGAAGCTTTGTATTGCGACAATATTGATATTATTTTAATTTAATTTAAATCTTTTGGTTATTTAATTTATTTTAAATTTTTTAATTGATTTAATTAAAATAATCTATATAATAATAAACATCTTAAGCAATTAAGATTAAATTAATTTTTTAACTAAAGGATGAAACCAAGATGAATAATTTAGAAGACAGGACAAGGTAAAGAATTTGACTACTACATCGTAGCTAAACACTACCCAAACAATATGCTTGAGTTAATTAAAAACTTAGAAGCAAACCAAATCATAACCGCCCAAGAAATGCTAAAAGGCACAACCTGCGCCCTTAAATACGCAATAGAAGAAGGCGGTTTCGATATTAATCAAATTCTAAACTGCATAACCGAATTAAATAAAAAATTTGATTTTAATCAAAATAATTTATTTAACTAAAATAACTAATAACCTCCTTAAACTAACC